GCCGCTGCATTCCATCCACAAGGCGCGCGAGATCAGCGGCGACGCCGGCGAGACGCGTTGATTGAGGAGCAAGTTCCGAGTCTTGGGCTCCTCCGCGGATAGACGGACGGCCTTGGCCATCGCCGTCGCCAGGTCCTCGAGATCGCGGAAATCGCCGAGCGCCGGGTTTGCCTTCGCCCATTGTGCGCGATCAAGCAAATCGCAGTCCTCATCGGCGGCGTAGAGATGGCAGACGATCGAGGGATCAACACCGGAGAGACCGTCATCAATCAACCTCGAGAGGATGTGCTCGGGATCATTGCTCTGCGTGCTGATCGTGATGAACAGCGGCTCGGCGCAGGCGCCGAAGCTGGTATCTAAAACATCATACAAATCTCTGCTCTTGGCCTGCGCCAACTCATCGTAGATCACCAGCGCCGGCAGATAGCCGTGCTTGGTTCCCGCCTCGGCCGAGACCGCGCGATAGATCGAGCCGGTATTGCGCGCGACCATAGTCTTGGTCGAGATGACGATCTCGATCTGATTGCGCAGCTCGGGCTCGAGCAGCACAATCTGGCGCGCGAACTTGAAGACGATGGCCGCCTGGTCTCTGTCGTTGGCCGCCGAGTAGATTTCGCCGTTCGGGATCGCTTCAGGTCCAACCAAATGCGCCAGCGCGATGGCGGCGATCAACGCGGTCTTGCCGTTCTTGCGCGCGACGCTGAGGATCGCGCGACGGACGACGCGGCGCCCGTCCCGGTGCGGCTCGTAGATGTCGCGAATAAATTTTTTCTGCCAGCCGCGCAGTTTGAACGGCTTACCGCGCCCGATGCCGCTCGGGATCGTCAGGTTCTCGATGAAGGCAATGACGAGCTTGGCGCGGCGCTTGCCCTCTGGCGTCCGCTTAACGCGCCCGAGATCAACCAGCAAGCAAACCGTCGAATTTGCTTGGCGGCTTGGCGGCATCGATGCCGCTGAGCCGCGTCCTCGAGGCCGGCGACAGGCCGAACTCGCTGGCGTATTGGCGCATCTCTTTCGAAGCGCTCTCGGCGATGCGCAGCCAAACCTGGCCGCCCTTGTTCGGCGTCGCCAGTGCTTGCTGCTTGAGCTGCTCCTCGGCTTCGTACCAGCGCCCGAAGGTCGCACAGTAGCCGGTGAACATCGCGAGATCGGCGACGGTCAACAGGCCGAGCCGCATCAGCTCCGGCGCCAGTCGGCGCCATTCGCGCTCGGCCGCGGCGCCGAGGATCACCGGCGGCTCGGGGAGCTGCTCGAGCTGCGCCGGCGCCGGCTCGCCCACAGGGAGCGGCCGCTTGGCGGGGTTGCCGCGCATCACGCGCAGCTTGGTCGGTGTTGCTGCGGTCATATGTGCCACTGCTTCCATTTGATCTTGGCCAGCGCTTCCTGCGCGCGCCGCACCAGGTCATCCATCATTTCCGAGCGCAGGATCGGGCGCGTCGACCACTTACGAAACGGGCTCACGACGCCCGCCCATTTCTTGCTCTTGGCGCGCCGAGCGATCCGACGCTGCGCCCTGCGCGAGCGGTTGACCTCGAAGCGCGAGTGCGGCCGCACGATTGTTGTTGCTCGGCCGGCGCCGCGATTACGCATCGTGAATGGCCGCTGGCGATGCATATCCTCGGTCTGCCAGTCGCTCATCACCTGGCCGATATCGATGCGGGTGAAGTGCGTCAGCTGATGGATCATGCCGTCGACAGTGTCTTGCGCAGCCTTGGCGTCGACCTGGATCAGGAACATCCTGGCCGCCTCCGCGCTCGAGCTGCTCGCGTCCGCGCTCGACCTCGAGCTGATCGAGCTGTCACCTACCGAGACTCAGGTTCAAATCGTCGGGACCGCTGAACACCGCGAGCACGCCTATCAAGGCGATGATCACGAACAGCGCGAACCACGCCAGGCGCGGGTTTTCCATAGGTCGACCTTTAGAAATGGGGTTTGGACCTCGGCCGGCGCGACGTGTTCCCCACAAAACCGGTTTCCAGTTCGTGCACGCGTGCCGACCGAGGAGCTGCGATCAGTGCGCGAGGCCGGACCTGGCAATGCCGCCGATCAGCTCGCTGGCGATCCAGAGCGCGAGCGCCGTCCAGCCCAGATGCCACACGCCGACGGCCTGGATGCGCGTCGCGATGCAGGCGACCGCGAAGGCGAAGACGAGAAGGATCAGCCCGACGTTGTGCATGGCGATCTCCAAAGGGTGGGTTTTTCTCAGTACGCGACTTTTCGACCGCGGCTTGTAAAATTGGAGCGGCGGCGCGCCGCGAGCATAAGCCATTGATTTGTTTGGACTATCCCCCCCCGGGCCCATCTCTCCGGTACTACAGCATCGTTTCGCGCTCGAGCTAGGAGGGCGAGGTGCGACGGCCCCCCTCGAGCGCCGCGCCGAGGAGCGCCTGGCAGATCCGTGAGACAAAAAACCCGCTGAAAATGTCCAACGAAATGGCGCCGCGACTACCGGTTCGCCGGATGACGCGGGTCGACTGGCCATCCCTGCGCGTCGAGGAGCTGGCTGTCGTAGCCATCCAGGTCGAAGCGCCGCTTGCTCGAGTTGTGGCACGCATCGCATAGCGATTGCAGCTCGCCGAGTCGGAACGCGTTCCAGTCGCCGCGGTGGGGTTTGGTATGGTCAGCGACTGTGGCGCGCTCGACCACCCCACGGGAAAGACATTCCGCGCACAAAGGATGCTGCTTGAGCTGCAAGCGACGGCGACGTCGCCAGCTCTCGAGCTGATACCATGTGCGCCAGGGGCGCAGCTCTGGATTACGAACGATCGGTGGCATGGGATTGGTGGGGCGCTGGATCAACAGACCGGATGGTGGGGAGGACCGACCCAGCGCCCCGTTTCCGGCTTCGGACGCCCTCTGAAGGCGGTTGCCGGAACTGATCAAACAATCAGTGCGTCCCGCAGGCGCACATCTCCTGTTTTTCAGGAAATGACGCCGAAAAACTTTTCGCCTTCAGAGGGATGAGCTTCCTTAAACGATTTTCGCTCGAAATGTCAAATCGCGTCAGCGTCCCTGCCGCAAGCAGTAGCTGCCGGACGACAGCCAACCCCAAGGACATGTGCCATTTTGCGGCTTGGGGATTGCATCATTGCATCGGACGCGCCTTGCATGGGCACACAGAACGAGCCGCTGGTGACGTAGCCGAACGGGCAAGACCCTCCAGCTGCTGGCGGGCGCGGCAATGGCAGCGAATCAGCGATGGCTGAGCTGGCAGCTAGGATCAGGGCGATGGCGGGAAAAATTCGGCTCATGATCATGTAAATTGCAAATCTGCGGGCGCGACGTTAACCGGCACCATGCGACCGAGCAGCGCCAGGAGGACCCGCTCGCGATCTTTGCCTGATGCGCCTTCGTAGATACCGACGTGATCCGCAAAGGTGCCGCGTAGGATGCGCACGTGTTTTCCAGGTTTCGGCTTCGGCAACCGAACAAAGCCGGCAGGATTTTCTCGAGCCCGCAGGTCGTCGATGATGTCGTCGGTCAAGCGCGCCGGATGATCGCAACATGTCAGCACGCGCAATACGCCGATGGTCGCATTGATCGTGTGCCAGCGATCGACGACGCGAACAAATAAATAGCACGGGAACAGCGGCTCGATCTTTTTCTTCCGATTTTTGATGCGCGGCAAATAGACCTCGAAGCCGCTGCGCTCGAGATGATCGGCAGCAGTGCGCTCGCGCTGCGATTCGGTTTGGGCGACAGTCCAGTAGCTCACCCGTGCCATTCCTTTGGATTGTTGATGAACTCGAAATTTACCGGCCTCGTCGTCACCCAGGTTTTCAACTCCTCGTCCCAATAGACGCGCGCTTCCCATTCAAGCATGCGCACCGTGATGACGCTGCCATCCTTCGGCGCTGTCTCGATCGGTTGCCAGGATTTCTGACTCATGGCGCTCCCTTTGCTGGTTGGCGAAACTCGGACGCAGCATGCAGACGATCGCGTACACTGCGTCGAGATCAGCGAGCACGCGTTTGTTGTTCTGGCGTACCAAATCCCTTATGCGCCTGACGCCGTGCAGGACACTGGTGTGGTCGCGATTAAAAATCACACCGATCCGCGGATAGCTTTGTTTGGTCAGCTCGCGGGCGACATACATGCCGAGGTGCCGCTGATAGACAACGGCTCTTTCGCGTCCGGCACGCATCAGCTGCTCGGTCTCGAGCTTGAAGTGCAGCGTTGTGGCACGCCGGACCACGCAAGCGGAATTGACCCATTCCGGCAACGGTTGTTGTTCTGTCATCGCTGATTGGCCTCGATCATGCGCAATGTATTGTTGATGATCTCGAGATGCTCATCGATTTGTTTGATTACGCTGGCGAGATAGCCGCGGCGATTGAGCAGCTCGAGCTGCTGCTGCGCAAGGGTGTCGCGGATGCGATCCATTTCGTCCGCACCGGCGTGCAGGATGTTCTCGATCGTCGGCACACGGAAATCCGGCAGCGCCGGCTCGTGGTGATGATTTTCAGCCAGGACGATCCTGGTGCCGCGTTTGCGCTTACTCATTTCCACATCCTCTTTTTGCGGTTTCCTCTCCACACCTCTCCTTCCAGGAGTCAGGACAACACAACACAGCATAATTCGCGCCTGACCGCGCGCTCCCAGGGGTCGCGCTCAGCGGCGAGCTGTGTCGGCTGTTTGCTATATTTCATCGACATTTCTTGCATTCTGGGTCGACTGTGTTTTGCGTTTTGTGTTGGAAGCAGGTTGCGGGTTAACGATGTTTCAACCTGTGTCGAAACACGACACAAACTTTTCGTTATGGTCCATCATGCAAAGCTAATTCCCGCTGCATCGGGTGAGCTTTGTGGAACTCCTTGACCGCGATCGGCCGCGCTTCGTCTTTGCCTGCGTCGGTCAATTGCCAATGCCCGCCGCGCTCCTGGCGCACCAGCTTGCGGCCTTTTTCGTTCAGCAGGTTTTTCAGGATGGCCTCAACCTTCTTGTGATTTGCGTTGCCGTCGCTGTAGCGCCAGCCGATCTTCTCAGCCCATTCGCGCAGTGACCCTTCAGGATTTCCGAGCATGGCGATGAGCACCTGATCCTGATCGCTGTGCGTTTGATGCGTTGCGCCCTCTGCTTCTTGTTGCGTCATGACGACAGCCTGGACCGTGGTCATCTGTCGGCCTTTGGAGTCCTTCAATCTCGGCGCGTCCTTGATCGACTCGAGCCTGAAGCAGACTGGTCGAAAATCTGGTCCGCGGAATTTACCAGTCCAGTGCAGCTCGATGACGTCATCTCCGCGACGCCAAAGCGTGAGATTGCCATCCATCTCAGCGAGGAACGCGCCGCCGCCACGTGGCAATAGTTGCGTTTGCTCTGTCGCATGTTTGATGGGATGACAGAGGACGAGAACGCAGGGGCCTCCGGGCAGCGACGAGAGTTTGCGCAGCAGTCTGGCATAAGCGCCCATCTGAGTGTTTGATAATTCCTCGTTGCCAAAAAAATACGCCGCGCTGGTATCTACGATGACCAAGTTGACCTCGCCGTGTTGCTTGACATCCGCTTCGATGGCTTGGATCATCTTCTCGATTTCGAAAATGCCGGCGATAAACCAGATGTTGTCGCCACTGCACTCGATGCCGGCGAGGCCGCGTTTGTAGTCCATTCCAATGACCCGCATGCGAACGTCGTCGGGATTTTCGCCCACGATGTAGATCACGCGACCTTTTTCGACTCGATGGCCGGCAAGATAAGGCACCGGATCAGCAGACCCGACCATCGTAGCGATCAACAATGCGACGGCGGTTTTTGCATCGCCGGTCTTGCCGGTGACTGAATAGATGAAGCGATTTTGGGTGATCCCGTCGATCTGATAATGAAGTGGGATATAGTCATCCATAAAGCCCCTCTTAGAACGAACGGTGATCGGACCCTTCCGGGGCTGCGGCTGCTCTGATTTGCCCTGTCGACCGTCCGTCTTATGTTGGCGCGGCAGATATCGATCCGGGTCCTCGGCGAGGGCTTCGCACAGCCAACGCACGGCGTATTTGAAATCGCAATTGAAGCGCTCGCGGATGCAGCCGGTTGGCGTTCGGCCGCCAGCATTGGGATCGCCCATATCATGTAGGCCAAAATCTTTGATCCCTGCCGGCGAGAAGCTCAAATCTTCTTCGAGGTTGCGGCCGAGGTCCTTGCTTGAAACACGATAGTTGCTGCCGTGCCGCTTGGCTGATGGATACAGCCGCGGCACCCATGCGTCGAGATTGTCGAGCGCTATTTGGTTGAGACGCTCCCATTGTCGCGGCAGCTCGTCGTGATCTGGACCGCCGCCGTTGGGCTCATAGCGCTGCTGCGGTCGCTCTCGCAGCTCGGGCTCGGGCTTGGGTAAAAAGCTCGACCAGTCCGGCGGCTCGGCTTCCTCGTCGATATGGATGATGTGCGAATCAAACGGAGCGCCCTTGCGATGGACGAACCCGGGGATGCGCATGACGCGTGACAGATCGTGGATCGATTGGTCGCTATGAAAGTAGGAAATCAGGCGCTTCTGCAGCTCGGTGAATTCGTCGAGCGGCATGCCGTCCGGTGCGCGCCAGTAGACATGCCAGCGGCCTGGTGATGTTTCATTGATCACGATCGGCGGCGGCACGCCCTCGGCCTGTACGGGGTCGAGTGGGGCGCCATCGAGATCGATGAACGTGGCGCGAATGCCGATCACATTTTCGGCTTTGCGACCCTTGAGATCGGTTCGATTGACGGTGACATAGATGCCGGCGCCGCTATCGTTGAGCGCGCACAATTCGTCCCAGTGCTGCGCCAGCGTGCCATGCAGGATGCGGACCAGTGATTTGTCCTTGCGATCCTTGACGTCGTCGAATGTTTGAAACGTAAATCGATCGCCGCCCGGATCGAGCACGCACAGGAAATTCTCTGCTTCGTTCCGGTTAAGCGGCATCGGGATGCTTCATACATCGTTCTAGTTTATAGTGATGCTTCTTGCAGACCAACAACAACTTGGCGGTCTTGTGCGCCTGCTCGACGTAGCGCCGGCATTTGTCGGGCAGTCGCCAAGGATCGTTGGAAAACCAGTCGTGCGTCGCGATGAGCTGCGCGCGCTCTTCAGGCGTCAGCAGCGCAGTCGCTTGTGCGGCGATCTCTTTGAACGTCGGCTCGACATGGTGAACGTCGAGGTCGTTGGGCTCGGTGCAACCCTCGAATTCGCAAGTCATGCGGCGGCTGTCGCGATAGCGCTGGATGATCGGGGTGGTGAAGCGTCGATAATGATCGGCGAGTTCGGCGTCGAGCGTCTGGTTGTTGAGGGTCCAGCCATCAATGCATTTGTTCCAGGAAGCCTCTTTCCACCAGATATTCGGATAGCGCGCGTCCTCAATACGAATGTAGAAGCAATCAGGCGTGCCGAATCTCGGATGCGTGCCCCAGCGAAATTGCGTTGGCCGGATGCCGCGCGGCGCCAGCGCGTAGTGCCGTTCGGTAAACAGTCGGGCGACCAATTCGGAAAAGAATTGCTGGCCCGTCTTGCGATACGGATCGACCTCAGCCTGGATGGCGAGCTTGCAGGCTGTCTTGCTTTTGAAGCCGAGCACGGGGATGGGCATGCGAAGCGTCACTCATCCAGCGCTCGCATGATGATCCATTTCACTGCGTCGTCGTCGTCGAGCCCGTGCGCGTTGGCGAGCCGGTGCAGCTCATCATGCGCTTCGACAGGACTAAGGCCGGCAGAAACGTAGATGGCCGCCTCGTCGGCGGCGGCCATGAATGCGGTGGCGCGCGAGATGCCATGCTTGGGCAGCGCTGCCATGATCATGTGCCAGCGCGTTGTGGTGCGATCAAAGCGACCTCGGATTGTTTCGGTCATATCGCGACGCTCCTGTTGAACAGCGGCACCGTCTTCAGCGCCAATCGCGGATCGATGAGCGAGCAGGCATAGCTCCAGGTCGCCAGCGCATCGGCCGCATTGTCGTCGAGTGAATTCCAGCCGAGCTGCAGGCAGCGGCGCATGGTCTCGCGCTTGGCGACTTCGCGCTTGGCCTTGCGGTTGCCGATGAAATGCTGCCGGACGCTGCCGACGGCGTAGTCCTCGATCCTGGCGATGCCGCGCAGCGAGGCGACGGCGCGCACTACGCCATGCAGGCCGGCGAGGCGATCGCGCACCGCCGACGTCGTTCTGCCGCCCATGGCTGCCGGCGGCAGCAGCGCCTCGAGCACCAGGATGTCGGGCCGCGGCTGCGGCTCGAGCAAACGCGAGCACCAATCGAGCGCAGCGCCGAAGATGACGTTGTCATCGCTGCTCGACTTGCCGAACCTGATCGAGCCGAAGGTCGGCCGCTCGCCGACGCGCCCGAGGGCGAAGCCGGTCCGTGTCGCAATATCGAGCGCGAGGACCAGCATTCATTCCTCCTCGCGCAGCACCGCGGCGCGATAGATCGCCCTCTGCAGCGTGTCGATGAAACCGTCGGGGACGACAAAATGCCCTTGTCTCGCTCCCGGCCAGCGCACGATCTTGAATTCGAGCGACATGGTGCCGCCTTTTGGTAGTTGTGCGACAGCATCGACGTGCGCGCGTCGCTGGAGCAGAGAGGCGACTGAGGTTGCAATATCTAGAAAGATGATTTGGCCTTGGTAGGTTGCTTCGCGCAGGACCGGCGCGAGCAGCCTGTCGAAAACCTCGCGTTGCCATGCGTCGTCGATCTGCAGCTCATTCAGCGGCCTCACCGTCGGCCTCACGCGACTCGAACAGGTTTACAAAGTCAGGACGCGGCTCGCGCTGATTGCCTTCGCCGTAGGGCGGATAGGATGCAGCGCGCACGATCTCATAGAAGCGGTCGGGCTTTTCCGAATGCTCGCCGCGCGGCGCCTCGAAGTGCGTCGGTATGCTCGCGGCAGCGTGCCTGGTCGTGGTCTCGCCGAGCGTGGCGAACAGGATGTGCTCGGTCGAATTACGAAAGTAGGAGCCGAGGCCGAACGGCGGCGGCTTGATCCAGGTGATCAGCACGCGATGCTGAAAGCCCCAATGGGCGACCAGCTTGCAGGACTCGGCCATGAAATTGTTGGTCGTCCAGACGTAGAGATGGCAGCCGGTCTCGGTATCGGCCCAGGCCTTGATATCCATCGCCATGAGCTGCTCGGGGCTCTGCATCGCGTAGCCGGGCTTGGCGCGCCCGGCGAGCGAGAGCCAGTCGTATTCCCAGGCCGGATCGAGAACGAGGGTGCGGAACTTGCCGGCGATCGGGCGCAAGTTGAGAACGCGCTGCTCGTCGGCGGCGACCTTGGCGAGGCGATCGGCGCTCGCGGTCGCGCGGCGCTCGACCATCTTGGCGGCCTGCTCGCCGGTCAGCTCGGGACGTGGCGCATTTGCGCCAGCGCTCTCTTGATTTGATTTAGGATTTCGTTGCCCGCGTGGCGCATTTGCGCCACGGCCAGTATCACGATCGATCGTGTCATGCCCGACTCCGAGCGTCTTCGCGATCTGCCGGTTGCTGGCCTTGGGCTGCAGCTCCTTGATGCGCAGCACGAGGCGCTTGCGTTGCTCAGTGAGCGCCTTGAGCTTGCCGAGCCGCAGGCTATCTAGGAACGCATTGACGTCCTTGAAGCGCCCGCCGAGCTTCCACGCATCCGCTTCCAGCAGCGATTCGAGATTCGAGCAAGCGCGCTCGAATGTGTAGCCGGTCAGATGCAGGCCCTCCTGCAGCCGCCCATAGGTTTCAATGTCTTCGGCCCGCGCCATGGCGCCGCCTCATGCGCGCAGGCTGTCCAGGCCGCCGCCCTTGCGCTTGCCATCGAGCGCAGCCTGGCCGAGCGGCGTCGAGCCGAACTCGCCGAGCTGCTCGCGCAGGACCTTGTATTCGTCGCGATCCTCCTGCTCCATCGCGGCGACGCGCTTGAGCCGCGCGCGCTCATCGCGATGGTTCTTCAGATTTTCCTTGAAGGCCTTCATGTTGATGCCGGCCTCGCGCGCGCTGTACTTGATCTCTTTGATTGATGCGCGCGGGCCCTTGCAGTCGTTCATGTACTCCGATTTGAGCTCGAGCAGCTCGTCGTCATGCTCGTCGATGCGATCGAAGTATGGGCGCAGATTTGTGTTGCTGGAATCGTCCGGCATGGATTTCTCCGCAGGGAGAGAACGTCAAATTGAGACAGGGTAATCCAGGCTTTGTCGTCAGGCTGACATAGAGCGGCGACACCGCGCAAGACGCGCGCCGGCTCACGCAAGTGTGAGATCAGAAAAATCAGGAAGTTCGGCGAAGGAGCGCGATGACAGGCGAAGCGGCGCGAAGGCGCGCGAAGAACAACAGCTCGATCGAAATTTTTTTCCTCGCTCGCCGTTTCACAGGATTGCCAAATTTACGAGGTTTCCAGGACGACACCGGATGCCTCGAAATCACAACGGCCGAGCTGCATGAGATCGCCTTTCTGGCGATCCCCGCCCGCGCGTTCTCGGGAGGAGCTATGCCCCATCTCGAATTCCATCCTCTGGCAAATGTCCTGCCGCTGATGAGCGGCAAGGAGTTCGACAACCTCGTGGCTTCGATCAAGGCCTGCGGCCTCAATCGCGCGATCGTCCTCTATGAGGGCAAGATTCTCGATGGTCGCAATCGCTATCGCGCCTGCATCGAGGCCAAGATCGAGCTGCGCACCCGGGAGTTCGAAGGCGACGACCCGATCCAGTTCGTCGCCGCTGAAAATCTGCACCGCCGCCATCTCGATCCGCATCAGCAGGCGATGGCTATGGCCGATTACGCCCGCTTCAAGAAGGGGCGCCCACAAGGAGTTGGAAAGATGGAGGAATCGAAAAACGGGCAGCCCTGCCCGGTTTTGTCGAACGCCGATGCGGCCAAGCTTGCCGGCGTCTCGCCGCGGACCATCAAGAACGCCAAGGTCGTCCTCGACGAGGGCACGCCCGCCGAAGCGCAGGCTTGCCGCGACGGCAACACCGGCATCGAATCAACAGCCAAGGCTATTCGCGCCCGGCGCCCGCAGGCCAGCGACTTCAAGGCCTCGACCGCGCCGGTGTTCACGGACGATGCCGCCAAGAAGAAGAACAAGGCGCTCAACGACCTCGCCATCGTCGCCTTCAGCCCGCATCGGCAAACGCCAGCACGCGCCGCCAGTCTCTTGATGTCGCCGCGGCTCGCCAAGCGCTGGGGCAGCGCGCCCGGCATAGCGCGCCGGCTGCGCGGCTTCGCCGCCTGGATCAATAACATTGCCGAAGAATTGGAGAGCGCCAATGACCGGGCTCATCGTCAGGCCAGCTAATCTCGACAGCGATCAGGAAGGACGCACGGTTCTGCTCGGCTTTCTCGACCTTGTATCCTCGATCGAAACGCTCAAGCATGATTGGTACCAGCGGCGCGCCGGATTTTCCCAGGTCAAGATTCGCCAGATGGTCCGTGACATGGTCGCAGGCGCGTCGGTGCCACCGATCACGCTGGGCATGCGCGGCGACAAGTTCGACGTTCACAACGACAGCACCGTCATTCTCAACGATCCGGTCTACATCATCGACGGCTTGCAGCGCTGGTCCGCGGCAATGCTGGCGATGGAGCAAGGCGCCAAGGTGCGGCTCGCGGTGCATCTCTATTTCAACACCGAGGAGACATTCGAGATCGCGCTCTTTCGCGAGCTGAACACCAAGCGCACCGGCATGGCGCCAAGCATTCATATCCGCAACGAGAAGAGCGTCAGCCGCATCGCCGGTACGCTCTACGGGATGAGCATCAACGAACCCAAATTCGCGCTGCTCAATCGTGTCTGCTGGGATCAACGATCCGAGCCCGAGCAGCATCTGATTAACGGCATGTGCCTCCTCGTTACGACCGCGGCGTTGCATCACCATCACTTCCGCTGCAGCGGTCTTACCGGTGTTTTCCATTTGCTCAATCTCATCGATGAACGCGTCGACCTCGTCGGCTTGCAGAGGACGCGCGAAAATCTGGTGCATTTCTTCGACACCGTCGACACGCTCTGGGGCATCCGCAGCTTGCGCAAGGCAGAGACGCATCTCAAGTCGGGTTGGCTGATCACGCTTGCCAGGATGTTTTCCGACCTCACCGAGTTCTGGAAGGAGGACGACAAGACGCTGTTCGTGCCGGCGCAGCTGCTGCGCGACTTGAAGCGCCTCGATCCCAAGGACGACGAGATGGCGCGGCTGGCCGGCGGCAGCAAGAGCGCGCAGGAGGTCCTCTATCAGATGTTCCTGGCGCGCCTCAACAAGGGCAAGGTCAACAAGCTCATCGATCGCTACGTCAAGGAATCCATCCGCGAGGCCGCCGAATGAGCGCGCGCTTCATCGGCAACGGCAATGCGTGGGTCGACGAGGAACGTCGGCGCCTGCGCGGCTGGCGGGTGACGTGCTCGCGCTGCGGGACGCATAGCAAGATCGTTAGCTCGCACAAGGCGCGCAGCCAGCTGCCGCCGATCATGCTCACCAGGAAATTCGAGCGGCTCGGTTGGTTCATCGCTCGCGACGAGGAGGATGATCTGTGCCCGCAGTGCTACGCGGAGCCGCGTCAGCAGCGCGGATGGGCCGCCGAAGAAGAGCGGCGCCGCCGGGCCGCCGAAGCCCGCGCGCAGCCGCAGCACGGGCCGCACATCGACAGCCTGCCGGTCGAGCGCAACGCCCCACTGGCGCAGACGGCAGCGCCCAGCCACCCGCCGGAGCCGGAGCCGGAGCCGGAGCCGGAGCGTGAACTCGACGCCGCGGCCTTGATCGAGCTGGGTCACATCATCCTCGCCCACCTCGGCGACCATCATCTGTGGTCCGACGGCGTGCAGCGCCGTGCCTTCCGCGAGCTGACGCACCGCATCGTCGAGGCAGCGGAGGCCATCTGCACGATCGCGCAGCGCCTCGATCCGGCGGGGCCGCCGGCGACCAGCGCTCCCGGTCAAGGTGACCTCAATCGCAGCATGCTGGCGCGATTGCGCGAGCAGATCGGGGGAGATGCCGCTGGGAGAAAGCCTGATGCATCTACTTCTTGATCAAGCCCAAGTAGATCGCCATGACGACGGCGTGCGTCCGATTCTTGGCGCCGAGCTTCGCAGTCGCCTGCTCGGCATATTCATCGACCGTCGTGCGCTTGATCTCCCACCGCTTAGCGATCTGCTCGCTCGTCTCGCCTTCGGCAATTCGACACAGAACGTCGACCTCGCGCGGTGCCAGCTTGACCTTGTTCCGCTTCTTTTTTCCCGGTCGCATTTCGTTGAGGCGTCGACTCGCGTGAATTGCCATGAACTCCAGCGACACGCGCTGCTCCGACGAGAGCTTCAACACCTCTTCCGACCGGTAGAATATGACCCACGGCAGCGTCGAGCAACACAATCCATCCCGAATGGTAAATCGGAAAAAGATGTTGAAAATCCAGCGCTCTGCGCCGCGCGGGCGCGCCGTCTGGGTCACCTCGGTAAACGTAATCGGCGCGCCGCCCTCCCGTGCCCTGCGGAACAGAACGCTCTGCCCGTACTTGCGGCGCCCGGCGCGGAGCTGGCGCCAAAGCTGAGGCCGCCTCGGCACGCTGTCGTGCAGAAAGATGTTGCGCTCAAGGGCGTAGTCGTCGGGACCGTCCGGTGGGTCCTCCAGCCGAAAGGCCATGAAGACCTGCAGCGGCGGTTTGAGCACAGACACCTTACGATGCAGGAGGTCGAGCACCGCCCTCGGGCTGCGGCAAGTACGAACGGCGCCGGCGAAGTCGACTGCCGTTTCATGCAATCTGTACATCTACGTCGCCCCCGCTGGACGACTGCTTACAGCCAGCGCGATGGCGGATATCGGCGTGGCGGGCATCAACCATCGGCTCGAGCGGATCGACGATACGGTAGCGTTACGGGTTTCCCGACGAGGACTTGTCGTCGCGCGCCAGCGAGCGGCATTGTCCCTAAGTACAGTGTACCCGATTTCACCCTGAAAAATCGGGGGAGCGATTTTTGCTGCGATTGTAGGCAAATTGCTCGCGTCTGTCAGAAGGCCGACTCGGTTTCTCGTGGCTCGCGTGCGAGTGACACCCAACATCTTGGTGCCGGGCCGGCCGCGCCGAAAAGCGCTGCTTATACCTGTGCGGGCGCCGCTGCTGATTCCGTCCGCGTCGTCACGAAAGTGTCGTTCGGGGTTAAGCTGTCATCCTCTTCTGAATCAACAATTCGGCGGGCGCTGCAGCGGAGGGCAGCGGCGAGGGTCGTTGGGTGGGGACGTGTAAATCATGCGTAACAGCTTGGAGGTCGAGGTGCGGTCGGTCTCCGATCGCGCCACGTGGCAGAGTTGGCGCCACCAGGATGTGACGGCGAGCGTCTTCGCCGCGGTGCCGCGGTTCGCGTGCCATCCCTATGTGACGCCGCTGCGTCTCTTCGTCGAGAAGAGCGGCGTCGAATTCCCCGAGCAGGATAACAAGGTGCTGCGCCGCGGCCGCTGGCTCGAGCCCGCGGTGGCGAAAGCCGTCAGCGAGCTGCGCCCGGATTGGGAGCTGCAGGCGGCGGACGTCTACCTGCGCTCACCGCAGCACCGCCTGGGCGCGACGCCGGATTTCTTCATCCATGGCGATCCGCGCGGGCTCGGCGTCCTGCAGTGCAAGAGCGTTGCGCCGCTGATCTACACGCGCGACTGGCTTGGCGGCTCTGAACTGCCGCTCTGGATCGAGCTGCAGGCGCGCACCGAGATGATGCTGGCCAGGACCGAAGACGGCGACGAGGCAGCCTTCGGCGCCGTCGCCGCTCTCCTGGTCGATCCGTTCAACATGGATGCCGCCATCCTCGAGCTGCAGCGCGACGCTCAGATCGAGGCGCAGATCATCGCCGCGGTCGATGCCTTCTGGGCCGACGTCGCCGCCGGACGCGAGCCCGATCCCGACTTCGAGCAAGATCGCGCAGCCATCGAGGCGCTGCGGCCGCATGAGCTGCCGGGCAAGACGCTCGATCTCAGCGGCAACAACTACGTCGCCGAGATGCTCGACCAGCGCGCCGACCTGTTGCGACGCATCAAGGCCGACGAGGCGCGCTGCGAGGCGGTCGAGAACGAGCTGCGCTTTCTCGCCGGCGATGCCGAGACCATCACCGGCATCGACGGTTTCAAGATCACGTACAAGACCATCAACAGGAAGGCGTTCACCGTGCCTGCCAGCAGCAAGCGCGGACTGCGCATCTATGATCGCCGCGAAAAGGAGCGAGCGCTGTGATGGCGGCCGACCAAAAGCCAGAGCTGTTCGTCCTGTCCACTCGAGTGTGGGACAGCCTCAACAGCGATGATCCGCATATCTTGGCCGACATGGTCGCCGACCTTCAGCAGCACGATCTGTTTCATCTGCCGTTTGACGAAGTGGACTTGCGAGTTACGGAATCTGCGAGCGGCGAGACCCTGTTGTTGATTAGAAATCTGCGCATCCGTCAGCCAGAAACTCCTCGCTTGTTGTTCACGAACGGTGGCACCAGGCTGTCATTTGCCAACGGCGAATTGGCCGCCCTTAGCCCCAACACCAATTGGGCTGATCTGGCGCTGCGGCAAGGAAAAGACCCTTTGGGCTTATTAGACACAGTGGCCGTCTTCCTGATCCTGGCCCTCTCAGCAAGAAACTCCGAGAAGAAAGTCGTCGACAACAAGCGAGCACGGCTCAGAATCGGCAAAGGGGAAAATCGCAAATACGCCCGCATCACTTACATTGATCCGCCTCGACAGAGCGCCGCTCGCTCCCCAGGCGGCGAAGGAGCTGAGCGCGCCTCGCCGCGGATGCATCTGCGCCGAGGCCATCAACGCGAACAACATTTCGGCAAGGACAATGCGCAGGTCAAGCGCATCTGGATCGCGCCGACCTGGATCAACATCGACGACGATTATCAACCGCGCAAAGAATATAGAATCAGGGAGGTCACATGACCGACACTGCAGTAGCAACAACAACTCGTCAGCATCCCTCTGTCACGCTACGGGAAAGACTCGAGGCTAAAAGAAGCGAGTTAAAGGCAGCACTGCCGGCTGATATCAGCGTCGACCAATTCATCCGCGCTTTCATGACCCTGGTCGCGATCAATCCCGATTTGCTGACGTGCCCATTCGCTCCGATCTATATTGCGCTCATGCGCTGCTGTCGCGA